GGGGCGGGCGCCCCTGGCTGATGGGAATGCCGCCAAGTTGAAGCGTATAAGAATCGAGGTGTCGCTGTGCTACAATTTCTGGGAAGTCTGTCGGAGCTAAAGCCATAGGCATTAATAACGCAGCCCCGCCTTTCCCCGCCCAATCTTCTTGCACATGTGCAGATTGTTCATCCGACAGAATGGTCGGGCCAGTTTGACTCTTAAATGTAGAATTACCACCAAACGGAGTCAGATTGCCCGCATCAACTACAAATGCATCCGATGTACCTAACAGAGCCAATGCAGTAGCGATTACCAAGTCATCGAAGTTTCCTGCACCTTCTTCAGCTTCTGTCTTAGAAGTATCGTGACCTAATCTATCACGCTTTCTAACATACGTGTTAAATTCCTTCAGTAATCTCTTGCTATAAATTGTATATCCATCTTCGTTATTATCACGAATGCAGTTTAATAGAAACTGATTCAACGTTGGTTTACTTGCCTGCGATGTTGAAAACCCATATGGGCTGACTTTCAACGGGCGTGCACGCCTCCTACCACGACCTTGAGGTTGCGGCTTATCATTAATTTCTTTGCGTCGCCACAACCGTGGATACATTACAGTATATCGCAGTTCGTCGATGATAATATCACCACCATTATTACGCTCGACGACCGCCAATGCACAATTATACCATCTTCCAATTCGATCGATATACTTAATCAATTCTCGTGGCAAACATCGGGCCATAAACTCAGCCACTTGTTCACGAGTATAAACATCGAAGATTTCTATAGCATGATAGTCCTTCCCTTTGCCAGTTGCGGTATCGACACCCATCACATATGGATGTGCAGGTGAACTATGCTCAATAATCTCATTGCCGCGACGTTTTTCAGGGCGAGCCACCACCGGTTTGGCCCAAATCCATAATCCTTCATCAGGTTCATTAAAGTCGAAGCTGAGTTCTTCAACATTACCCGTCACCGGATGCACGTATGTCTGCATCCCTCTGACACGCTGAACCGGCTCACGAACTGTTGTAGCAAGATGTGCCAATACTTCTTTTGGAAGTACCGTATTACCAGATCCGATAAACGATGCGAGAATTTCCTGTTCAAACTTCCACGACTCGCCACGAGCTTGCAATGCTCGGTACTGTTCCTCCAACCATGGAGACCAGTATTGTCCGTATTTGACAATCTCTTCTTTAGTCGTGCATTTCCGCAAGCCATCACGCGGAGCGATTCGTTTGTGTTCTTTCGAGATTGGATCGAAATATTCGATAACCCAGTCCATATCCCACCAATTGATAACAATGGGATTGAACTGATTCGATCCGCTTTCCGCTTCGGTGCATGTTGCCCAATACCAGTTACCAACACCATTCGTAGTGCTGATGACTATAACATTACCACCGTGTTGCAGAGTAGGCCAACCACCAGCCCACATGGAATCCATTCCCTGAATAAACGCCGCTTCGTCAATAATATTCAATGACGATGCATTAGAACGAAGAACGTCCGGATGTGAGGTCAAGCTCTGGATTCTTGACCCATTGGGGAACATGATTTCATGCTCATTTTGCTTCACCGGTTTCCATAATTCCTTCATCCAGTCTGGCAAATGCCCGAATAGGAATACAATATGTTCTCGTAAAAACGACATCGCGTCCTCATCACGACGCGAAACTATCAGAATAGTTTTATGATTGTGGAACATCGCAAACCATAATGCGAATGCTCCAGCAATTTTAGATGCACCAGCTTGGCGGCATTTGCGGAAAATATTGAGGCGATATTTTCTAAACGCTCGAATCGCGTTTCGTTGATATGAAAATGGGGTGAATGGGATAATACCGGCAGACGGATGCTTTAATTTACCGTAGGTACGGAGAAACCATACCACGGAACTTTGGCATCTTTTGATGATCGCTCTATGTTGTGCAGTTACTGCCATTAAAACTCATCATCTGCGTTCATAGGTTCGTCAAGAATTCGCTCCAAGTCGTGGTCATTGCCGGTCACACTTACATTTTGATTATTGACTTGGACGCTGGTAGTAGCTTTCATTGAAGCCAACATTTTCGCGTTAGCTTCCATCATTTTGACTGCCGTCATATTGATATTGGCTTTGACCTCGACTGCCTTAACCAATCCATCGATAAACATGCGAGACGGAGCTTTACTTTGATTTAGTGCCTGCTCGATCTCCTGCCTGAACATCTGAATCACATCTTGTGCTTCCTGTCGATCTGACCGACAAGCACCAAGAATTTCATCAGTAACACCATCAAGACGATTGAGATACTTCTGAAGATCGATAGATGGCACTGCCGGTGCCAGTGGAGTATCCATCAATGTTGCAAATGCAGTCGTCGAATCAGATCCAATATCATCTATATTTCTAACGTCCGTAGGAAATAAAATGGCATCATCGGGTTTGGATAAATCGGATTGAGATGGATCGACAGATATCAATTCAGACGGGTCAATGACCCCTTCAATCCATGCTGCTCCACTATCACTCACTTCTTCATCTTCTTCAATCGGAGGTTGTGAAGAAGCCTTTGAAGCTTTGGGTGAAGTCTTGGGAGCGGCTTTTGAAATGACAGGAGTTTCTGGATCTAACTGATTTAACAAATGTTGTAAATCATCATCCATGTTTCACTCCGATATGTGAACATAAATCCAACAACCAATCTCTATTTATGTTCGGAAGTGCCATCATTTTCCGTGACACCAATAATAATTGGCGACGGTTTATATTGGACAAATCACATTCAGATAGATTCTTACCAATATTATACGCGATGAATTGGATTTCTTCATCGAACTTGCCCGGCATTGTTCGACGTTGCGTTCGGGCACTATGTGCATGTGCGATCTTACTGCGTCCGTGATTCTGTTGATGCTCCGGTTTTCGCTTTGGGGCTATTCTCTTCTTAAATTCTGGCAATTTCAGTTGTTGATGCCCGTCTTTGTCGATATGCGAACTCGTCGCATTCTTAACAGTTCGCCTGCGAATTCGATCGCGAATAGATTCAGGAGTGGTTTCCTGAATAAGTCGATTAAAGTCGTCACATGTGACAGTACCTTCATCGATTTTCTTCAAGATACCCTTGAGCAACTCATCCGACTCATTTTTTGGTGGCCCATGGCGTTCACACACTTCACACATGGACACGTCAGGATAAGGTTCGTCTTTCTCGAATCGTTTATTACAACCTGGGCAATTCTTTGTAGCCATAATCCTCACCTCCAAAAAAGCTACAATATTTTTGGTGAGGTCTACTCTTCATCAAAGTCCACATTCGATTTCCGATTGTCGATCTTAGGTTCGCCAATAGATCGATTCAGCATCGAATCAGAGAGTTCGAAGCTACGTAGCTTCACAAGATGCAAAAAATTCGTCACAATCACCCGCGATAGACCAGACTGGTCAACCAATTTACCAATAAGACCATCATATGGACGGTCATCATTCAGAACCAAGTATTCTAATGCATCAATGATTTTCAAATGATTATCGTCATACTGATTCAATTCTCTTATTTCTGATAAGAATCTAGCCATCACTCCGCTGACGGGCTTCTGCTTATTTCCGAGATGACTAACATATGACCCAGAATTCTTTCGGTCACGACCTTCTTTTTTGATGTGGGCAAGAATCACTGTTCTGGCAATCTGAGACCACATATTAAAAACTTTTGACATCCCGCGATACAAAATGGTCTCAGAACCACCATATCGCCCTTGGACCGGTTCAATAATCGGGGTTGTGGTCAATTTGATTCCGCACTTTGGGCAATGCCGGTGCATCGCCACTACTTCATCTAATGTCTTGATTCCATATTCGAGATCGCCCGGTTGATACAATAACGATTCGGCTGGACGTTCCCAATTGAAGCACTTACGACAATGTGGGCGTGAACGATACTTGTACAAAGTTCGTTCAATTTGAACCCATGCTGTCTGAAGAAGATCACCGAAAGACGATTCATCCTGGCCGGGATAGATGGTATGCAAGCCTTGCTTACGAATGATCTGGCGAATCAATTCGGTAGCATGCGACATAATCATGTCGCGTAATCGAACTTGGGTGCAACCGGTCCATAAATATTGAGTAAGCTGCCATTCGACTATTTCATTAATGAAATACAGTTTCCGCAGCGGAACCTCAGGTGTTGAAGAGGGTTCGCTGGGCTGTTGTTGCTCTAGAGAAGAACTTTCGTTCGATTCTAAATCGTCGCTTTTCAACGAGTTCTCGGCCATCAATGACACCACCGGGGAATATTACCTGAACGTCGAATCCGGCATTTACCATGGCTTTCAATCTGGATTTCGAGTGACTGTAGAGATATCTGTTGCATCGGAAGAAAAAATCAAAAATCCTGCTATATCCTTGTTGATTTCTTCGAAGGGCACGTCCGACTTTTTGTATCAAGTCGGATTGTAGTTTACCTCCTCCAGCAATTATCAGATTCTCACAGCCTCCTGCCAAATCGAGTCCACGATTGATAATTTTACCACCAATAAGTACGTTGAACTCTCGCTTTTCAAACTTCCGCAGTATCTCATCTCTGCGACGCTTTGGTGTCTCGCCATAAATGAAGTGAGCTTCCATTCCCTGACCGTTAATTGATTTCTCCAATGCGAATCCAAGATCTTTACGATCCACAAGAATCAACGTTCCGTCTTCCCGATATTTCTTGCAGATACTAGTAATAAGCTGATGAAAGCGTTGGTTTTCGATTAACCATTCAACATACGCCATATCATAAGCCGAAGCTTCATCAATGTTTCCCTCTAGACCGAATGCCATCATTTTGTAATGGCATGGAATGATTCGGCCATGCTTCTGAACATTATCGCGGGTTTCCTTCACGATAATCGATCCGAGATGCTCCTGCATCACCATCGCTTCCACTGGCTTATCCGGGTCGATAGGCGTTGCAGAAAATCCGTACCGTCTTCGCCCCTTATAATAGTGTCTGAACAGTGATTTATAAGATTCCGAAGTGGCTTTGTCGCATTCATCGACAATTATCATCTCAGCCTTTCTGACATATGAATATAAGAATTTGACATTCTTCACCCTAGTCTGATGTGCTTTGTATGATTGATCCCATTTTTGCAGCCGTTTGTTTAATGCATTATCTGTTTCATTAAGCTTTCGTATCGGAACATCTGGCGGCTTTTTTGGTGGATTCAATGATTGAATCAACCCAACTATGACCATCTCGCCGTTCGGTCGCTTGCCAGCATAGAACAAACCAACTTCTTCAGCGATATCACGCAATTCAAGCCGTTTTTTCAACTGATCCACAACCACTCGTTGATCTGCCAGAATCAATGTGGGGCAGGGAATCGCTTTGCAAATGCCACAAATGACTTCACCCTTCCCACTTCCAGTGGGCATATCAATGATTCCGCACTCAGCCTTGCAACATTTCTGAATCGCCCGAATTTGATAATCTTCGAGCTTAATACCTGGCAAGAAGTCTGGGGTTATATCTTCTGGCTTTGCAGCCTCGTATGCCCACTGCTGGCGACGATCTTGTATGATCAACGGCAATCCGTGCTTCGTACACACTCCTCGAAGCATGCTCAATAGAGGTCGAGCCATTCGCTTTTTAGCCCGATTGTATTTGCGATAGATTCCATCCCAATTACCACGCATTGCTGGATCGATATAGACATTCGGCTTACAAACGCTAAATTCTTCCCATATTATCTGATCCTCAGGATCAGTAATATGATCAAGATAAATCCATTGATTGTCAACGTAAGCTATCATAAGACATATAAATACGCAAATATAACATCAACCAAACCAACATTATACATGGGACCCATGGCATGAAATTATCACTGATAATTGAAGCTGAATTCACCAGACGAAATTTCTTAAAAAGTATGGCCGGTGCGGCAGCAGCACTTTCTGGAAATGCGCCAATAGCTCAAGCTGTGGCAAAAAATACTATTGGTGCTCAAGCTGTAAACAAGTTAATTCCACAGTGGGAACGATTCCGTGGCTTTCCCTGGGGCGTGTTTACAATTTTTACTGGCACTGATGCTACCCGGTATGAACCAGCCTTAATAGATCAATTTAAATCTGTCGCTAGTGCGGCTAACATTGCCAAACAAATTGGATATGGTGACATAAAATTTGGAGTTGATAAGTGGGATGGTGATGCGATTTTCGTAAACAACCTTCTGCCTGATATATATTCTGAAATCGAAAGAAAAGCAAATGCCGGTGAAGATATAAAAATCGCCGGAAAATTATATGATATAGTAGATGACGAAGATTCATTCTCACTTCACCCACGAGAAGGCGAACTGCAGGGCTGGATAAATATACCTAAATATGGTTCCGCCCCAAAAACCCACCACTTCAATACCGGCCAGCTCCGCCCGGTCGGTGACGATCCGATCAAAACATGGTGGGATAATTATGGTGTTCATATTGATGTTGAAATCGATGAAGCCGCCAAAGAAGTAATCAAAAATCACAATTTAGATACATCTAGACACGAGAAAAGATTTGCAGAATATGAACAAAAGCATCGAGAGCAACTAGAGCGAGAACAACAGCGAGAACGAGAAAAACTTAAACATGACAATGAAATGATGCGATGGGCTGACGACGGTGGCCGTGTGGCGGAAAGCTTCTTACGCCGCCTCAACCGTTCACTGCAAAAAATTCATAATTAATCGCGGTGTTAACACTTCATTACTTCTGTATTTCGCATTTTTCAGAATCACAGAAGTAGCTTCCAGCCGCCTCCTGAATGTATGCACCGTAGTCTGCCTCTTTGATAGATGCGTTGTACGCTTCAACTTCTTCGGGCGTACACGGTTCATACGGAGCTTGAGCGTATCCGTGGTCTTCCATCGGCAGGAAGCTGATTCCCTTCAACTGATCTTCGTAAGCTTCAAGGACGCGGGCAATGTCAGGTTTCTCACTGGCTTTGAATTTGATAGTACAAGAAACCTGATTGTCAGCCCAATATCGCTGATAATCAACAGTGTTTGCCATCTGTTCCCAGATAGAAACTTCTTGCACGGGACGAACACGCCGATCATCAACAGCGAATTTCACGACGACCGTGCGTTCCGGATCGCTAATCGTCGGTTCGATATGATATCCGGCGTCCCGGAGAATCTTCACCAAGACACTATCGCGAGCAATGCGAACCCGTCTCCAATAAGTCATGGCTTCCGGATGATGAATGCCAGGAGTGGCACCTACCACCAGCGACACGGTTCCACTCGGCTTAACGGACGTGACCTTGATCGAACGTTGGACACACAACCATTCAGCGTAAATTGAATCCCAACGGCGGATCTCGTTGTATCCGGTATCGCAGAAGTCTCTGAGAACCGCCCGGCGTCCAAATTTCGCAAACGCTTGGACGATCCCACTTTGAGATAAGCCAATACGACGATTTCTCAGAGTGACTTGGTTGGTTCTCGGATTGTGAGTCGGAAGAAGTGTGACGGTCTTTGCGTAAAGATATGCGAATTTCAGAGTTCGCATGTAATCTTCAGCATTTTCATGATTCGCAGGGAACGTCTCGACAAGATTGCAGAGTTCATAGCTCTCCAAGCTTTGTTCCATGCACGGATTTGCTCCAAGAACTCGCCCATCGATTCCCGGCTGTCGCCCATCAATCAATCGACTGAAATCTCGCCCGTTATCCAGCCAGATAAGACCCGGCTCACCATTGACCGCGATTTGTTCAGCAACGTTGGTATAATCCATACCAACATGAGCGAATATCGAATTGTTCGATGCCCAACGATGATGATTCATCGCATTCCACGTCTCAATCGCCGGTGCAAGACGGTCATGCGGGATACCGGTTTCGTCAAAATCATGCAACAACCCTTGTGGGCAGGCATTGTCTTTTGAGACTTTGAGAGCATCTGCCCACAGACGGCCAGTGACAGCCTCGAATTTCGAGATGTCCTCTGGCAAAAGCGTTGATTTGTAATTCTTCATCGATTGATATTCGGCATCATTGGCGTCTCCAAACGCGATTTCTGCCGTTCTACGAACATTTCCGGCCACAACGCAGCGACCGATATAATTCATCAGATCAGTGATATCAACGCTCGATAGTGTCTTGCCGATCTTTTTGTGCAGGTGAGCACGAATGATCTTGTGCAGCTCCATCAAAATGCCGGGGCCAGACGCTTTTCCACCAAATCCCTTAATAGTGGACCCCGCTCGTCTGATTTGTGAATAATCAAATTCAATTGACCCCTCATCAGCGGTGGTGGTATAAGAGCGAATCAAATGTCGAACTGAATCAACCCAGCCCTCGCGAGAGTCTGGGACGACATACACACGTCGCATATCGGCGGGCAGATGAATCAGAATCTTACCCGCTCCCTTGGTGTCGAAACCGACCCCTACACCAAGCATGGACATATCCATCAAGAAGCAGAATGGTTCCGCTGGGTCTGATTCGATCAGATCGTGCGTGCTAACGAATCCACAGTTGTTCAACGCGGCACTACCACGTTCCCACATGAACGGTGTGCCCATCATCCAAAGACCACGACCCGGAGGCGTGAATTTGAAATCCCAAATCCGCTGGAACATTTCATGGGCTGACATCAACGCCTTGGTATAATCCCACGGAATATGCAAGCGTTTGCAGTGCCGTCTCTGGATTTCGTAGCAACCTTCGACGACCCGACGCACCATGTCGCAGAAAGTTTCCTTGAGGTTGTCATCTTTGAGACGCGAGTATGTCCGGTAGAAGACCAACTCGCCAAGACCGTTGAATCCGAAGTTCGGTTGGCGACCTTCGTAATTCGAAATAAATTCATCATCCAATTTGAATGCGTCACTAGGATCTTCGTTTTTGATCCCAGCGAAGTATTGTGCCGAAATGTTCGGCACATCGAGAAGGTCGTGAGTATCAGCGTCACGTCCGTGCTTGCTTGAACCTGAATCTTTAATTATTGCCAAACTCACGGTTTTCTCCAGTCAGTCCCAAACAGGGTTCTAGTTGTCTTCACGTTATGTTGTTCTGATAAAAACTCAGAACGTAGCAAATACAGTGAAGTAGTTGAGGGAAGTAGACGACACTCGACTTCGTTGTGCAAATGAGACATCGCTCGGCCACATGCTCTCGATAATGCGAGAAATAAATCCGACAATTTCGATGCTTGATACCATAGAATAATATTGGGCAATGTGTTTCGTTCGCGTCGACATAACAAAGTTTTGAGCGAATCTTCGTTTCCGATTTGAGCATCAAACCAACGTTTCATCGATGATAAAGATGCGATCTGATCGACATTATCTTTTTGTTGCGAAGTTAGAATTTGATAACAAATATCTAGCATGTTCGACTGATGGAGTGCCGCCAATCCCTTCCTCAATACTCCACGCTGTTTCGCTTGCCCCACTGCTATTGTTATAAACCGCTTAGCAGTATTGTCATCAAATCCCCACTCATTGAATTTCCTGGAGATCGATGAGGCAAATCGCCATTGATATGTTCGATGCGGGTCTGTATTGGCAGGAAATGAAATTCGCATCCCTTGCTGTAAATAGGCATCGGAACACCATCCCCATACAGTCATAACACGGTCAGCGACAACAGTTTCAGTGTTCATAAGACCGTCAATACAAGGAGATGAAATGGCCGACAAACTTGCATCCTCTGCTACTGAACACAACCGAGAGCTATCACCCGAAGAGCAAAGACAAGCCATATTTGACGAGCGATTCGAATCTCTTACGAATGGATTTGGGAAAGCATGTGAAGAGCACAAAGTACCAGTTGCAATCGCAATTGCAATTCACCCAGAGGAAAGCCATCCGATCGTTTTCGCTCGTGGACATCAATACGATGTCGCATCACTACTAGCAAGTATATTGCGTGGATTGAAGCAAGAATTGATGTCTGGACTGAATGCCGAGCCAGAGATCGATTATCCAGAAGACCGCTAAAAATTCTTAGTGAATAATTGGCGAATTCGCTTGCGTAGATCTAGATCTTCGATTTTATCATAACATTCACTAAGAATTGCATGGATAGGACTAGTACGATCCAGAGACCATTTATAAACAACAATCTTTAAATTACCAAATTGAATCGGGATACATGAAGCATCTTCTAATTCGCTGATTTGCTGCACACAATGCGATATCACATATTCAATCTGTGGGGTCTCATCAAGGACATAACTACGAATTGATCCGTCGATAGATGCTACTGCATTTTCGAATTTGTTAAAACTATAGATTCGATCCGGATCAGCGTCATAGACAACCATCCAGATCGTTATCGAGTGATGCTTAAACACGATATACCCTCAGATCATGTTCTTAATTATATTCCACGGAAGCTTACTTAAGTCCGAGACATCCATCTTACCACCCTCAACAATGCGAATGATATCATCGCATAGCACTTGTCCGCCGCGATCTCCATAATATTCTTCAATCATCGATCCGGCTTTGTGGACAACGAACATGTGCGTGACTAAGGATGGCACGTCATGTGTATTATCTGGACCGAGCAGTGTCCTAACGACATGCGGCCCATACATCTCGATTATCTCAACTTGTCCGCTGACTACTAAAAATTTATTAGCACGGTGTTGGTGATAATGAAGGGAACAATATGTTTTCGCTATTAATTGCAGTTCGTGTTTGGAATAGAATGGAGTATCAATTAATTCACGAGTTTTGCCCCAGACTTTGTTAGTCCACTGGATCATTTATAGCCGCCCCGTACGAATGCCTCCAGGAGGTGGAGCTTTTTCGTAGTAGTAATTCGTTTTTCGCTTTCCTTCTATAATTACCTCGTTGAATCCGATTCCAGCAGAATTCGGGTCCTTAGGCACACCGGTTGGAATAATATTATCATATGGGAATAGTAAGTCAATATAAGCCACACCATCAATTGCTTCAATGGTTTCAATGAAATTCGAGACATAGAAGGCTTCACCCATGTCCCAACGTGTCAGATCGAAAAATTCAGTGATTACCGATTCTACCCGTTCACGCACCACCGATGCATCTGCGTTGCGATTGATAATCACATTGAGTTCGATATCGACAGGCTTAATCTGACCATCCAGCACTACTATATGGTCAGTTAAGACATTAAGATCAGAGAAGTATGTAACCAACCCGGCTTTCAAACCAGCATTGGGGGCTGTCGGCAATTTGTCCGGACCTTCAGCCAGGACATACAATTCAACTCTGTTAGCGTTCAACCCTGTCCGCAGTGTAGCAATGGCTTTGCTAATCGAGCCGAAGACCGGATGAGCAAACGCAATAGCAGCCTGGGCGTAATCATCAGCGGTCACGATACTACGTTGTAACGAGAAGTCACGAGGAGCACGTCTCTTGGCCTGCTCGACGGTCTCTTTGTCAGTACCGCCTATGGACGGCGTGATGTTTCTGAAACGCACGGGAACGGCAGCGTTGGCCGGAGGAAGCGGTGTTACTTGACGAGCCGAATCGATTAGGCCGACGCCAATACGCCCACGCCGTCCACCACCACTTCTAAACCTAAATTCTATAAGTGATCCAGATAATGGGGCCTGACCAGTAACATCATCACCAAACCTGAATATTGTTTGGTTATCAATAAAGTTTACTTCCACCACTTTATCAGTAGGTCCATACCGCTCCAACGGATCTATTACAACTTTCCATTCTTCTTTGGTATTGCCCACCGTCACGAAAACAAAAATCGGTGACTCCAGCATCGTCGGTTCTTCGAGCGTAAACCGCTGGTTCGGACCACCGCTGCTTGTGACAGTCGTCGGATTGCCAAACTGCCCTTCCAATCCGTAAGCTATAACGCCACGCTTGCCTGCTGGAATAACGATCTTACCGGTCCAATCGCCGGGGGCACGGAAGACTTCGTAAAACACCGATTGCCCATCGGTGCCGCTGGTTGAGAATAGTGTACCAGGATCAACTTCGATATCAGTGAATATTGGTTGGTCAACGGTGACTTCGATGTCGGTGACGGCTGGCGTCTGACGCTTCATTCTCTGATTGATCAGAGCCAAATGATTCACTACAGCTTCTTCGGTGGTCGATGTTGGCAGTGTTCCTTCATTGGCCAAGATATCCGAACGCAGTGACAATTTCGCCACCACGCTGGACAAAATCTCGATCAACATGATAATACCGTTACTGGCGATAAAATCATTAAAATCGTCTGGGAAATATGTTCGAATATATTCAATAATAGCTCTGCGGGCCGTAGGATAATCCAAACCGCTAAAGTCGATGCGACGAAGATTAGGCGGTGATAATACGACCCCAAACTCGTCTGGGACGAGTGGAAGTTCGAACAATGTTTCGCGAATGTCGTTTGCCATTATGTCGTTTGAATCCCTTGTATGAACTGTTCGATAGACAGTTGTTTCTTTGGATCTTTCTTGAGCGTTACAACTATCTTTATTTGTAGCCCATTTTTATCTGGATCGGGAAGAAGATCAATAAATTCTAAATCTACTCGTGGCTCATATATTCTCAATTGCTCTTCGATATTCGATTGTAATATTGACAAGTCGGAACTAACCAAATTTTCAAACACGAAATTGCGTAGGTTTACCCCATATGTGGGCCGCATGACCCTTTCACCTGGAATGGTCAATAACAATTGCAAGATGTCATTCTTAATGAGCCGATCGTCTTCCTGCCGAGACATAACGTTCTGTGCTCCACCAATAAATGGTGGATTGAATCCGAAAAACGTTGCTCGTGGTCTGAATTTTGCCATTATTTCACCAAAGTCCCAACAGTGCGTAATTGGTCAAGAACTTTGGTCGCCTCTTCTGCATACCGATTAGCATCCGCAACAGCTTGATTTCGGATCACAAACGCAGAATCTCGTTTGGCCTTCAATTTAACAAGCAACTGTTCGACAACCGAAGCCTCAGTTGATGCAGTGCCAGTTGTCGGTCCCTCTTCCAGAGTAACGGTCAGAGAGGTGATCGTCTTGGTCGTATCATTAATCAACTTCTGTTGAACGTTAATGACCTGTTCGGCATCTCCACGCAATTGTTTCAAATCATTCAAACGATTTGCAAGTTGATCCTGAGTCAACAACGACAACTCAGCAATTGCTTGGGG